GTTTTCCAACACATCACGCTGACGCCCGGTACCAAAAGACACTATATAAAGAGCATTGAAGTGATTGACAATAGAAAATAAGTCATCGCCTTTTGAGAAAGGATGCATAAAACCCATAACAGACTTAATCCATCTATCGAAGGACAATCCTATTACAGACTTCTCATCATACTTATACCCAATAAACTCGACTTTATCATCCAAGCCAAAACCACAATTCTCCTCTTTAGTACCCTTGATGTACTGCGAGAAGCGATCCGACACACGAGCAACAAAAGCATCGTGGTCAAAACCACGACGATAGCCATCCATGCTATCGTCTCCAAATTTGTTAGGCACGAAGTCATTTAGGATCCAGGCAGACAAAGCCTCCAAGGTGGGGAGCTCCGCAAAGTTACAAACTATCGTCTCAATGAGATTAGTCATACTATTCACATAAGTCGTTAGATCGTGACCCGACGGATTTCTTCCACCAATGTCAGCTAAATACAAACCTGTTCCCAACCGAACTCTTTTCGGCCCAGCAACCACATCAGATATAAACTTGCGCAGATTGGCTAACTTGCTATCGCTGCAAGTTAACCCCTCATAGGACATAGTGTCTGCCATTTCATAGTCGAACCGTATAATTTCTTCCGGCATCGTTAAATCCATAGCCTCATAATCACCACGGAAAGTGAAACAGCGAGCAAGACCATGAAACATATCGACTAGGTTCCCACGAACGGGAGCCATGCCAACACGAATTGGGGTCATTGCTTGTTGTTTCATCATCTGTTTAATCAGAGGACGATAAACCATTCTTTGACATACACTAAGCACAAGCATACCAGCCCAAATACTACGAACGCGCCCCTGTTCAAGTTTACTGACCTTAAGCCATTCCTTCTTCAGAAACACGTCGAATACGACATTGAGTTTAACCGGCTTGGACTGCAAATCCGTGACATCATGCGTTAAAACATAATCTCCCGACATTACAGCTTCCACCGAATTAAAGACGATTAACTTACATTGGGCACACTTTCTAACATCATCCTTAAGTTTGTGGGGGTTGCCGCAGGGGGCATAATTAGCGAACTCAAACCCAGCGAAACGATCGCCGAG